AGTCGAATGGTTTTTTGATTATTATAGTTTAAAAGATAAAAAGATTGTTGCTGATATTTATGGTGGGGCAGGGGGAACATTAATAGCTTGTGAGAAAACCAATAAGCAATGCAGGATGATGGAACTTGACGAGCATTATTGTGATGTAATTATAAAACGGTGGGAAGAATACACCGGTGGAAAGGCGGTCTTAAATGGCAGGGCGTAAAAAATTGCCGACACAACTAAAGTTATTAAAAGGGACACAACGGGCAGACCGGTTAAACCCAAATGAACCGATGCCTGATATTGGTATTCCAGAACCACCGGAGTTTTTATCAGAAGCAGGGCTTATTGAATGGAACAGGATTTCAAAGCAATTGGTTGACCTGGGGCTTCTTTCTAAAATAGATATGGCAGCATTGGCAATATATTGTCAGGCTTGGGGAAGGGTTGTAAAATATGAGAAGATCATTGCAGGCAAAGGAGAATTATATAAAACAAGTAACGGTAATATTATTCTTTCTCCTGCAATGTGGGTTTTAAACAAAGCCTATGAACAAGTATACAAGTTTGCAGGGGAATTCGGAATGTCACCGGCAAAGAGGGCAAGTGTTACTGCAACGAAGGTTAAAGATAAAAAGAAAGACAAGTTTAAGGAGTTCGGCACTTGAAGCATCCTTTAACAAATAAAGCGAACAAGTATGCCAGGGATTGTGTTTCTGGCAAGGTTAATGTTTGCTTACAGGTTATCCAGGCTTGCCAAAGGCATCTTGACGATATGGAAAGAAAAGACTTTCCGTTTGAATTCGATATGGATAAGTGCGAAAGGTTTTTAAGGTTCGGGGAACTGATGCCCCATTCAAAAGGGGATTTAAGCGGGAAAACGCTAAAGTGGGAACCTTGGCAATGTTTTTGTTTTGGGGTTCCTTTCGGGTGGGTCAGGAAAGATAATGGTCTAAGACGGTTCAATGAAATGTTTTTACTGATACCAAGAAAGAACGGGAAAAGTTTTGGTGCTGCAGTTGTCGGGAATTATATGTTTTCAGCCGATGGTGAAAAAGGGGCAGAGGTTTATAGTGCTGCCGGCTCAGAGAAACAGGCAGACTTTGTATTTGCTCCTGCCTGGAAAATGGCGAAACAAACACCGGCATATAAAAACCGATTTAATATAACCTTAATGGGAACACCGGAAAACCCTGGAAAAATGTGTTCCTTGTCTGATGGTTCTTTTTTTGAAAGAGTTATAGGAAACCCTGGGGACGGTGGGAATCCTCATTGCTGGATACAAGACGAATACCACGAGTCTAAGACCAAAGACTCCTATGATACCGGAAAGACCGGCATGGGGTCCAGGAAACAGCCTATGCTATTGTCAGTCACAACAGCAGGGACAAATACCAAAGTTCCATGCTTTGATTTACAAAAAAGGGTTGAAAAAATATTGTCCGGTGATCTTGTAAATGAAGAATTGTTTGCTGTAATTTATACGATTGATAAGGATGATAAATGGGAAAACTTTGAAACCTGGAAAAAAGCGAATCCGAATTTAGGTGTTTCAGTTTTAGAACCTTATTTAAGGTCACAGCTTCACACGGCCTTGCAGTCACCACGGGACCAGAATTCAGTTAAATGTAAACACTTAAACGTATGGTCAAATGCTGGTCAGGCTTGGATGAATATGGTCGAATGGGGTAAATGTGAAGAAAACCTTAACATAAACGACTTCAAAGGGCTTCCGGTTTCTCTTGGATTGGACTTGGCATCTAAGATTGATATTGCATCCAAGATGTATCTTTTTAAAAAAATCATTGATGCTAAGAGTCATTATTACCTGTTCTCAAGGCATTGGATACCGGAAGAACGGACATTTGACGAAGAATATGCCCATTATGCCGGTTGGGTGCATACAGGCTTTTTAACGGCAACTCCAGGTGCGAGGATTGATATACATGAGATTCAGGAAACAATAAAACAGGATGCAAAAGATTTTGATTTATCCGGATCAGAGAATGGTGGTGGTGAAGTCTGCAACGATCCTTGGAATGCACAGCAGCTTATAACAAATTTATTGAATGTCGGGGTCCAGTGTGTGGAGATACCTCAAAATGTTTCTTTCTTGTCTGAACCAATGAAAGAGATTGAAGCGTGTATCAGGGATGGAAGTTTTCACCATGACGGGAATCCGGTCACAACCTGGATGATGGCAAATGTTTGTTGCAGGGTTGATAAAAAAGATAATATTTTCCCTTTTAAAGAAGGGGATGAAAATAAAATAGACGGTGCTGTTGCAACAATAACGGCAATGGCAAGGGCAATGTATGATGAAGGCATAAAATCAACACCGGTTCCAACATTTGTATGAGGTTATTATGAAAATTGATTTGTCGGATTTATTAATACTGCTTGGTTTGGGGTTGATGGGGTACGGTCTTTATTTGTTTCAGTCCTTGCCTGTATCAATCATTTCAGTTGGTATAATTATTTTAAACTTTGGAATATTACGGTCAATCGTGGGCAAAAGGTAAAATATGGGATTATTTACGAAGATTTTAAGGAACCTTTCAGGACAAATATCTGCTTACGATGATTTCTGGTATGGTCCTGCACAAACGACAAAAGCAGGGGTGAAAGTTGATGAAAAAGAAGCCCTGAAATATTTAACGGTCTTGGCTTGTGTTACTCTTATAGCAGGAGATATTGCTAAATTACCCTTAAATTTATACAAAAAAAGAAAAAGTGGTGGTAAAGACTTAATAACAGATCATCATTTATACGATATTCTTCATAATAGACCGAATCAGGACACAACTTCTTTTAATTTTCGGGAAACTTTACAAGGGCATCTTTTATTATGGGGCAACTCATACGCCTTTATAGACAGGGAAGATATTGGTGGAAAGATAAAAAATTTATGGCAATTACCGGACCCTGGTCAAATAAAGATCCATAGAAATAAAAAGAACGAGCTTTTATACACATATAAAGTCAATGGTGAGGATAAGGTTAGGACAAGGAGAGAGGTTTTTCACATTCCGGGGTTTGGGTTCAATGGTCTTGTCGGTAAGTCAATGGTCGGGCTTGCACGGGAAGCCATTGGGCTTGGGCTTGCAACAGAAGATTTCGGTTCTACTTATTTCGGTGAAGGGACTCATCCTTCAGGAATTTATAAAATAAAGGAAACTTTAACGGAAGAAAACAGGAAACAATTCAATGCAGCATTAAAAGAAGGGTTTTCGGGGCTTGGAAAGGCTCATAAGGTCATGGTTGCAGAGGGTGGGGGAGAATACCAACCATTAACCGTTTCGATGGACGATGCTCAATTTTTAAGCACCAGGGACTTCCAAAAGAAGGAAATTTGCGGAATGTATCATGTTCCACCGCACAAAATAGCCTTACACGGGGCAAATTCTAACCGGAATAATCTTGAACAAGAAAACGGTTCGTATGTGGACTCCTGCCTAATGGGTTGGATTGTCAGATGGGAAAGTGCAATCTCTTTGCAGCTTTTAACAGAACAGGAAAGAAGATCAGGTTTATTCTTTGAATTTGCAGTTCAGGGTCTTTTAAGGGGTGATTCTCAAGCAAGGGCAGAGTTTTATAATAAGATATTCCAGGTTGGTGGTATAAGCCCTAATGAGATAAGAGCTAAAGAAAACATGAATCCTGATCCTTCACCGGAAGCCGATAAAAAGTATATTATGCTCAATATGATACCTTTGGACCAGGCAGATGAACCGTTTGATACAGATTTTAGAACATTTTTCAAGGAACCGGAAACCAGAATTTCAGAATCTCAGTCTATAAGATTACGGGACCGGATACAAAAACAATATGCCCCATTGATTTATGATGCTGCCAGGGCGGTCGTAAATAGAGAAACCAAAGCGATCAAGAAGGAAGCATTAACACCGACAAGAGATAAAACTTCCATGAAGGTCTTTTTGAATGATTTTTATGAGAAATTCCCTGAATATATTGAACAGAAAATGGGACCGGTTTTAAGGTCTTACATTTCGTCCATTATAGATGCCACAAATAATGAACTGAAAACTGAAGAAGATTTAGAAAAAGATACTCAGGAATATGTTGATACTTACACTTTAAGACACGTTTCTTCTTCCAAGGGTCAGATGCTGGCAATTGTTCCTGACGGAATGGATGCCATAGTTCAAAGAGCAGATGAATGGCAGGACAAAAGACCGGACAAGATAAAAGCAGACGAAGGGGTCAGGGCATCAAATTTTGCTTTCCAGGCAGTTGTATGGTCGGCAGGGCTTTCTACAGTCTGGAGAATAAGAGGGGCAGAAACTTGTCCATATTGTAAAAGCTTGAACGGGAAAAAGGTGGGTCGTGGACAAAGCTTTGTGAAGTCTGGTGACAAATTAGACCCTGCCGGTGCTGACGGTGTAATGAAAATAAACGGTACTAAATCTCATCCTGGGTTGCATCAAGGTTGTGATTGTTATTTATCTATAATTTAAGAGGTGAACATGAAAGAAACAAGGACAATAAAAACACCGGTCAAGGTTGAGAAACGAGGTGACGGGACTATAAAAAGCATTGTCGGGTATCCTATTATTTATAATAAAGACAGTGAGGACATGGGATTTATCGAACGGATAGCACCAGGGGCAGCAACAAAAGCTTTAAAGGCTTCAGATGTTAGGGGACTTAAAAACCATGACGCTTCTTTAATCTTTGCCAGATCAGGGGTGAACCTTACTTTGGTTGAGGACAAGACAGGCGTTAAGATGGAAGCGACTCCTGTAGACACTCATAATTTTAGAGAAACGGCAAAAGAGGTTGATCTTGGATTACTTGACGGTCAATCTTTTTCCTTTAATATTCTTGCAGATGAATGGAAAGACCTTGAATCTGATAAACCTCAAAGGACCATAACTGAATTCGGCTTAATATACGATGTTGGACCGGTTACTTTCCCTGCTTATCCTGATACTACAGTGGGGCTTAGAACGCTTGAAGAAGCCAGGAAAGACGTTATTCCAGAAACAAGAATAACGATTATTGAGGGTGACACTGAACACGTTTTTACCGGTGAGAATCGCTTTGACGATGCTGCCGAAAAAATAAGGGCAATAGCAAATCCAACGATCCCTGCTGCTGCTAACACTGAACCTGATCCAACGATCATTGAAGGTTCTGTTTTGGATAGGATAAATTCAACTTTAGAGAGGTATAAAAAATGAACATCAAAAAAATGAAAGAGGACATTGAGATTATCGTTAAACAGCTTGGCGATATGAGATCATTAATTGAGTCTGAAAATAGAAAACCGAATGAAGAAGAACGCAAACAGGCGAATTCTTGGTTGAGTGAGATTGACGAGCTTGAAGCAAATATTACCTTGGAAAAACGAACACAGGGTATGCTCAGCCGTACAAAAAAATCTGCAAAAGAACCAGATATAACTCCTGTCAGTGCTATTGAACAGGAAAAAAGGGACACCTTTGCTTCTGACGGTGAGTTTTTAATGGCTGTTATGAATGCTGCTGTTCCAGGGAGAGCGGTTGATCCAAGACTCTCCACAAGAGCAGCAACAGGGTTAAATGAGGGGATTCCTTCTGATGGTGGTTTTCTTGTCGGAACGGAAATGTCAACCAGACTCTTGACGAATACTTGGGCAAGCGGTCAAATCTTGCCACAGGTTAACAAAGTAACTCTTGGTGGAAATGCCAATTCAATGACATTTAACGGAATTGATGAAACATCTAGAGTGAACGGCTCCAGGGCAGGGGGAATTGTATCATATTGGGTAAATGAAGCAGATACCATTACACCGTCAAGACCTAAGTTCAGAAAGATTGATTTGAAACTAAACAAACTTGTTGGGGCTTGTTATGTTACAGAGGAAAACCTGGACGATGCTCCAACCATCCAGCAAATTATAGAAGCCGGTTTTGCAAAAGAGTTTGAATTTAAGCTGACTGATGCGATTATAAACGGTTCTGGTGCAGGACAGCCTTTGGGTATTCTTAATTCAGGTTGTATGGTTTCTGTAAGCAAAGAAGCTGGACAGGCTGCATCGACAATTGTATATGAGAATGTTTTAAAAATGCGGATGCGAATGATAGCGGCATCAAGACCAAATTCAATTTGGATTATTAATCAAGATTGTGAAACTCAATTAGATTCTATGTCCTTGGCAGTTGGTACTGGTGGGGTTCCGGTTTATCTTCCTGCCGGT